TCCATCTAAATGGTACACCAAAAAATGAATTGCTAGATAGCTACTATCAAATAGCAATAGCAATAGAAAAACTAACTAAAACAATATCAGAAGCTACATTTCATGGTAGAGATTACTATCCACAAGATGAAGATCCTATCAAAGATGCACTGATGGATGACAATGCTTTCTCAAGAGCATATGACCAAAGACTCAAACATCTAAGAAATCTACATGACTTCGGTATCTATATCGCTAATCACATCAACCATATATTAGATCAAGACTAATCATGAAAACTTACTGGACAACAGAACACTATCCAAATGCAGTACCCATTGACTTTTATGAACTAGTCAAAGCACTAGAATTACAATGCAATGAGGGTAAAAAACTTACTAAAGAAGGTATCAAAAATAGAATAGATCATTACACTCAACATGGTGTAGACATTGATGCCTACAGATTTTACACAACAAAAGATGTAAAAACTAACTACATAGAAGTAGGTATACGATTCAGTGACGAAGATTCATACTTCTTCAGCCCACTTCTTCAAAAAAAATACGCTAAACAATTCAAACTTGATCCACTTAACAAAGACTAATCATGACTAACATGTTCATTTTCACAAACTCAGCAACAAAAACAACACCAGAGATAGCATACGAATTATTCGAGCTATACTGCAACAACACACTCAACTTCCCAGAATTTGATGATGATGATAATGATGATACATCGTCATCAACAGAATTTTATGATGATACAACTTCATCATAATCAACAACATATAAATACAAAATATAAATAACATGCACGAAATCGAACATACCGATACCGTAATATCCACTAAAAAAGAATGGCATGACCTTCAAGTCATAAAGCCAGAACTATCAAAAGAAATCATTGATAGTGATCACCGCAATGTGTACTTCGACATTGAAGAAGGCACTGCATATGCGGATGTAAACCCTGACCTCAGAAACGAACTGATAGATATATCAGCAAGGCAAGGTGGTCTTCCACATGCATCAATCGTAGAACTAATCAACACATGGTCAGAGTGTCCTGAAAACAAGATACTCACCAGACAGTTTGAAGGTATACGATATGGACTTGGTGTACCATCAGCAAGATACAAATCAATACCTAACCAACAACTAGTACAAGCTGTATGCAATTCACTAGATGATGAAGGTATTGATTACAATATCGAAACATTGGGTACTCTAAAAAATGGTAAACTATTCTTCTCATCACTTGAGATTGCAGATGATGCTCAACGACTAATCAATGGAGATAGTTTCCTATTCTATCTCAACTTACTTCAGTCACATGATGGTTCATATGCTATGACAATGTTTGATTCAAACACAAGAGTAGTATGTGCTAACACATTCAAGTATGCACTTGGAGATCAAGGTGACCTTGCAATCAAGATCAAGAAAACATCTAATGCAGATCTAAGACTTGATGAAGCAGGACGTACGATTGCTAACATATACAAAGGCAGAGATCAATTCGTCTACATGATGAAACGCTTTGCTGAAGTAGCATGTGATACACAAAAAGCAGAAGCCCTTATGTCTGCATACAAAGGTATCAAAGTAGATCCAAACACAATCGTATCTACAAGAGCATTCAATCAAATCATTGACATTGCGTACCTACACAAAAACGGTCAAGGCAACAAAGGTGAAACACTCTATGATTTATTCAATGCAGTTACTGAGTACTACACAAGCGGTGATGGTTCAGGTCATGACAATGGTACTACAGACAGAGCATGGAAGAAATACACATCAAGTGAATTCGGAGCTGGAGCAGATGCGAAAGCAGGATTTGCATCATGGTTATACAAAGTCATAGATGACAATCAACTACATGCAGAAGCTGAGAAAGGTAGACAACTACTCAATACTAAAGTAGAAACGCTACCAGCTACCTACAGTAACCCAAAACAATTCGCTAATCTTATCAGCTAATGGATCAAGCACTAATGGCATGGACCGTTACATGGTTCATTATAGTAATAATCGCATTCATAGTCGTAAAATAAAACCCAAGGGGGGTGAAAATCCCCCCACATTTATCATGACAATCAAAGTTTCAATAGAAGAAGCATACGAATTAGCTAAAGACTGGCACATTGCCAAAGGATGGCCAAAATATGCACTCGTCAAACTATTCGAGAGAGAATGGGAAAGATATGAACGTAGACCAATAGATCTACATGACTCACTTATCGAATTCACACACTTCGAATCACTAAAAGAAGTACAAGAAGAATATCCAGACGACTGGTATATCAAGATAAGCGAAGGGTATGCATTTGGCGTACACAACTCTGTAAATCCAGTTGAAGACGTTGAAGACAACGACGACGGATTTCATCTAGAATACTTAATTAGAGACTAATACATCGGGGGTGAAAGTCCCCCACTTTCAAAATGAGATTACTTACACTAGACAACTCAAAAATAGAAAAGAACAAAAAATACGGATGGATGACATTCGGTTTACACTTAGCTCCGCATACAGTATCAGGATACAATGTATGCCCACACGCAAGTAAAGGATGTGCAGCAGCATGTCTTAACACAGCAGGTAGAGGACGTATGGACGTAGTACAAAATGCTAGAATACGTAAAACTAAAATGTTCAAAGAAGGCAAAAATAACTTCTTACAGTTCCTACAAAAAGATATTGATATGGCTAAACGCAAAGCTAAAAGAGAATATCTTACACCATGCTTCAGACTAAACCTAACCAGTGATATATCATGGGAAAGATATGGCATCATTCAAAACAACCCAGATGTACAATTCTATGACTACACAAAGAATCAAGTCAGAGCTGTCAAAGCTGCCAGTGGAGAATACAGATTCCCTGAGAACTACCATCTCACTTTCTCTAAATCAGAAGACCACAACGTACAACTAATACAAGCCTTAGTAGGATATGGAGTAAACGTAGCTGTAGTCTTCAATAAAAAAGCAGACAAATGGTGGGAAGGTATGCGAACAATAAACGGAGATAAACACGACCTAAGATTCCTAGATGGTAAAAATAGAATCATAGCTCTCAAAGCTAAAGGTGATGCCATCAATGATCAAACAGGATTCACCGTAAATCTATAACACTAAGTACCAGTTGTAACAGACTGGTACTTTTTTTTTCACAGAAGAGCGAACCCTAAAAATCAGACATCAGAGAGATTTTTGTCAGACTTCAGAGCGATTTTCACCCTGCACCCTGACTCATGAATAGAGAGATAGTTTTTAGCGGGCATAAGTCATGAAAAAAAGGTATGTACTGAGAGAAAATAATTGAAGAAAATATCTTGACTCAATATTCACTCGATGCTATAATGAATTTCCGTTACTCAAACAGTAATGAAACACAGCTCCCTCAGATAGTTTCTTATACGGCTTCTATCTGAGGGGGCATTAACTCTAAATAAAATAAACTATATGCAAATTCAAATGGGGAGAGTATCCCAAACAGATAGATATTGTAGCAGTCCTAGTCAGGATCATAAATGGGAAACCATTGCTAGTGGAAATAAATCAGAGGCTATTGAACAGTTCCTTGATTTTCTAAACGATAGGAGTTCTGATGATGACTTCAGTATAGACAACTGGTGGTTCAGAACTAAAGCAGATAAGGAGGTATCAAAATGAAAAAACCTATATACTATCCGTTCACAAATGATTTGTATTGGGACTGTGAATGTCCTGACAAATATATCCACAAAAAATCTGAATCACTTGAATGCAATATCTGCGGATATTGTGAAGAAGATATGCCTGATAGCTGTCAGAAAGAAGTTGAGGAAGGTAAACATTTTGCAAGTAAGGAGGTATCAAAATGAAAAAACACATGAGCAGAGAGAACTTTTGTTATTCTCGTGTATGGGATTTATCCTATGCTTTAACAAACCCATATGGGGAATATAAGAAAGATGCCTACGGCAGGATTATGATATATGATCATCCGCATGATGATTCATCTATCATTGATCTCCCCGAACCAGACAAGCTAGAATGGAGGGACGATCATTATGATTACACCTACGAACCTAAGAACGAGATAGGAATTGTCTTACGTAAAGAAGATATAGATCCTGACAATGAATTAACAGATGCCCAATGGCTAGAGTGTGTCGGTCGATTCAACAGAGGTAAGGTTGATATAGGATCTATTGTGGAAGAAATACAAGATGCCTGTGAAGTAATCGTAGATGAAATGGAGGTATCAAAATGAACGTATCAGAAACCCTATGTGATTTAAATGACATCAAGGAGTTCTTAGAGCTACGCAAATTGATGGATGAACCAAAGGATAATAACGGATCTGGTTTTACTATCGGAGATGTTATAGATGATTTGATTTATAAAGTAGAAGAAGCATCCCAATGGGAAGATTATATTAAGGAGGTATCATAATGGCTACAGATTTAAACAAAGCAATACACAGAGCTGTAGAATTAAATGGTGAATCTTATATTGTTTCATTGGAGCCGAACCCACCGAGGGTGACTCTCCGAAAGAAACGCCATAAGAACTTAGCCAATGAAACCGCCCTTGCAGATTTACTGGAAGTAGATGAAAGAGAAACTCAGATGACTCAAAGGGATTGGGATTCAATCGGTAATTACAAACCATCTGATATAGATTATATTCATCCGAGCGATCTCAAGATGTGGGCAAAGTACAGCTATCCAAAGTTTAAGGACGCATGGAATGAGTACCAGTCCGTCGTGAGAAAGAAACAACTAGCCGATATCCTGTGGCATACAGACGGCTCGATAGAAATAGCAATTAGACCAGAGTAAAAAGAAAATGATATACACAATTTTAATCATAGGAGTATATGTTGGGATCGTTCTCATCTGTCTGCGACTGCTACAGAAGTTGCACGAACAGGCAGATGAGATACGTATACACAACGAGCGTATCTTAGAATACAAAAGAAGAATCAATTCACTATCAGAAAGAATGGAGGAACTAAACGATGCCGAGCGATCACGTATCAAATGAACCTTATCACGAATGGTTGAGGGATGTCATCCGTAGCAAACCAAAATTGTTTACGCATGACTTCAACATATCATTCTCCGTTGATTCCCTGCACCTTGATCCTTGGATGATTAGCGATGAAGTATTAGTAGCTTACCTATTCAAGAGGATCAAAGAAGCTAGAGAGTCAGGGTGTTTTAAAGAAGCACTAGAACACACAGACACAATAGAACCTGAGATAGATTTAGAATTATGAATACAATATATAAAGTAACAACTAACCAAATGGATGGGGATGACTACCCAACAGATGGTACACAAACCATATGGTATAAAAATAAATACGAAGCGACTCGCCACGTAGATAAGTTCAACCGCAAGTTTATAAAACTAAAGAAACGAGAACGTGAGTTCCATTCCACCGCAGACAGTTTTTGTGTAGAGGCTCCCGCAATTCTTAGAGCTTTACGCCTAAAGTTCCTTGAGGAATATGGGTGTTTACCTGACGGAGAAGCGGAGTGTGAAGTCTATCACTATCTCAGTACACAAGAATCTGTGGTAAAACTTCTTAACCAAGTTACAACATGATGCTACTAACAGGAATAGTTATCTGGTTTGCGTTGATCTACCTTGTGTTAAGATTCTTCGCTGTCTCTGCTGAGATCAGCAAGACTTACGAAGGGCGTGTGTATAAAACCAAATGTCCCTGTGGTCATGTCAACGAAGTATATCATTTAGAGTGGGAGTCTATTAAGTGTAGTGCGTGTGGGATGTACTACGAGAAGAGTGAGTTTGATATAAATTAACCATGAACCCTGACTCCTGTACTCTGAGCTAGGAATAAAGCTAGAGGAGAACTCTAGATGAGGCGTTCTTTTTGCATAGTTGTTTAATGCGTCTTTGATGAACACCTAGTTCAGACTACAGGGGTCAGGGTATTTTCTGTCTTGATTTTAAATCATTTTAGAAATATTGTTAAAGACCATGAATGTTTTGAGAATATACTTTGAAGAGTATGAACTCCTTATGTCCATGCAAACAAAGAACCACAAAGTAATGCCAGAGACATTTAAAGTTTATCCTATCTTCCGAGATGAGGATGGTAACAACCCCAGAGTTGGGGCTGAAATCTTTATGCCTCTGGGATCTGCCAAGGCACTACTGCCGAAGCAATATTTCCATGAGTGTTAAACGCTACATACAAACGGATGCAGATAGTAGATATGATTGGATTGCGATGTTGGAAAAACAAAACTCATACGAGATTGTTGCAAGCATCAAAGATTCAAGAGTCCTTCTGTATAGAAATAAAGACAAACAAAAGAGCATAGATACTTTTAAGTACCTCGCCCATAAGCATGGGTCTGTATCAGCAACGATACCTTTCAGAAGTTTTGCGATGGTTTAATACTTGGTATCAAACTTGTATGTCCTCGGTAAACTTCTGTACATAGCATCAAGATACTTTGCTCTACGTGCGAACACAGCTTGTCCTGTTCTTTCGGCTTTTTCATTTAGTCTATCTTTCAGACCCTTGATAGTTTCAAGAGGAGTTTCAGTTAAACCTTTCTTTAAGTTACCCCACCTACGCTGACCAAATTTAGCTCTCCTTACAGCATCGTCTATTTGTTCTTGGGAAAGATTTCCCATACCCATAGACGAATTCACTGTCTGCATTATCTCTTTATCTATTCTTCTCTTGTGATCCATCTCATCTAAAACTAACTGCCTTAGTTGTGAGTTAGACAAAGGGATGTCTCTTAAAGCGATATTTTTTCTTAATGATATCTGTTGTCCTTCAAGTCTAGCAGCATGGAGATATCCTTGAAGTCTCTGATAAAAATCAATCTCATACTCTGAGACTGGTTTGAATTCTTTACCTATCCTGTTGAAGATATCTTTCATAGTCATATCTGCTCCGACCATAGCAGATATATCTCGCATAGCTTTTAAAGTCCTTGGTTCAAAAGCTTCTTCCAGTATATACTGAGCTTGTCTTCCAAAAGCATCTAGAGGATCTTCTCTATCCTCGACTATCTTCTTACCTGTTTGTGGATCTCTGTTTTTTATAACACTTATGAAAGCTCCTGAGAATATCTGCTCATCAAAGTATTCATCTATAACTAAGGTCTTTACAAACTGAGAAGTAATAGAAGCAACAGATTCTCCTGCGAATGCTTTTGTGTACGCTCTTAGGAAAGGGTCTGCTAATTGGGAGAACGGATTTATATAAGTCATATCATAAGTTGATATCCCTCCTTTCTCATTCCTAGCAAACCAGAAAGTATGGCTCCTAAGATATTCTGGAACTAATCTCCGTAGTGCCATCTCATCTTCCTCAGTCATCCCTGCAACTTTTCTTAGGACAGTAGAAATTCCTGCTGACCCAATGATCATAACACTAGAAAGACCTGTTAACCTTTTAACACCTCTCCAGAAAATGACTGGATTAGAATCTCTTATTTCCTTAACTCCTATTCTAAGTGTATTAACTACAATCCTTACAACCTCTCCTTTGAATCGTATGAAAGGTGCAAACATTACACCATATGGGGATTTAGCAAGACCCCTCACTAATGGAACTGCCTGACTATAAGACTGAGCAGTAGCTTTTACTATATCAGAAGCAGCTCTTTTCAGATCATACTCTGACATAGCTTCATACTTATCTCCATTCTGTTTTGCTTTAGCTTTCTTTAAAACATCAAGCTCGTGTTCAAAATAATATATCTTGTAGTAAGTATCCATAGCTGCTGACATCTCTCTAACAGCTAAATATAATTTACCAATAGTTGAGTTAGGGTCATCTAATTGTGCCTTAGATGGATTCTTCTTAGCCAACACCCCGATGTTTTCTGATATCTTATCCATCATTCCTTGAGGAGTAGTTTCTCCCAACAATAACTCGTCTATCATTTTAGGACGGACTTCATCGTTAAGTATACCTAGAGCAGATAGTTCAGAGTAGTACGCATCTACTGCTTCTCTCTGAAGTCCTAGCTTACCTTTAAGAAAGAATCCTTTTTTCCTGCCTATCTCTTTAAACCATGTCTTAGCCATCTTGACTGTGGGTAACATCCCTTGGGCGGGAGCAAAGAACAGGGCGTTACCCAAAGCGTTTCTCATGTAGAAACCTACAGAGCCTAATGTTTTGAGTGCCATTGAACCACCTGTTAATTGAGCCATAGCTTTAGTAACATTTGAAACCACTACGTCGGCATCGTTCAAAGAGTAACTCATGCTATCTGCTATGTTTCTTATCGAGGTAATTAAATCTCTAGGTGCATACAAACGAGTTCCCTCACTCAAGAAAGGGTCAAACCTTGCATCCCCTTTTGAACTAGAAGCTGTGATAACTTCCCAAAGAGGTTCTTTACTAGCGAGATCAGCAGCATCTGGGTTCTTATATTTCTCTTCTGGTGGGAGGTTTCTAAGTTCGTCCTCACTTAGAATCCATTTGTTTTCTTCAGCCCTGCCGAATTGAAATACGTTTCTTAGAAACGCTTGGTGAGCTGCCATTATACTAACGTGCATATAAGTACGCATTACTCCGTTGTATCCTGTAGCATCTTTTTCTTCCCCTAACAAATCCCTAAGAACTGATGGAACATCTTTTCTTTGCATCAGCTTTTCTCTAACTATTTTACTAACGCTAGTTGAGTTTTTCTTCCATTCGTTAGAAGGTATTGGAAGGTCAAACTGAGAATCGTTTGGTGCGAATGAAGCAAGATAATCGACCATGATGTTTTCAATTATGGCTGGCATTCCTTGTTCACCTTTTGCAGACTGAGTTAGTTCTGCTCTAGCAATAGCTTCCGCATCTGCTAAAGAACTTATCTTAATAACCTCTCCGTTTTTATTGTAGTTACCTTGTGTATATAGTATACGCCCTCGGTTAGTTACATACTCATCTGTAAAAAACTTAACAGCATTTTCTCTGACCAAAGCATACTCCTCGTTCTCCATAACTTTACGAGCGTACCCTGCCTCAGTAAAAAGTTTATACGATCTTGTAATGTATATACCAAGGTTTTGATCAATGGTAGCTCCTAACCCTTGAGAAGCTTCTGGGTCATTAGGATAAAGCTCTTTAATCTTTTTAGAAAAGGCATCTACCTTTTCCCTTAAAGAAAGTAAGTGAGCAGCTAGTTCTCCTTTGGGTGTCCTCTTTGGTTCTGTTACACCATCCTCTACAAACCCACCCATCTGTTCTATGGCATCAATCCTCTCTGAATTTAATCTAGCTCTTTGCTCTTCAAATGCGTTGTTGTAAGTGTCAGTCTTTCTAGCATCTAGTATCTCAAATAAAGCTTTGTATTTTAAAGCTATATCTTCTTGAGCCTCTTTAGTTGTAGCAGTCTTCATTTCATTCTGTTTAAGAATGTCTAATTCCTCTGCTCTCTTTCTAAAGAATCCCTCTATCTGTTCTACGTTTTTTGAATTTAATCTCGTAGATGCTTCTTCTCCTGTGATTGCTTTGAATAAAGCTACGGGAGGATTACCATCTGGGTATTCTTTTTGGACTAGTTCTTCTAATCTTTCCCTATATAACTCTATCTCATCGAAGACAGCATTCCTTAATTGTATCTCATTCTCATAAAGTTTCCTGAGTCTAGGATCTTCAGAACCAACTATGGTGTTTAACCACTTTCTTGATTTCTCGTACTTACCTCTGTACCTACCAGAGTATAGCATAGGTAGTTCTAGCATACCTGTTAAGTCTCCAAACCTCATGAGTAGTTTAGACTTAGTCTCTTCTTCTGGATCAACTTGAGATTCTATAAAATCATTTATGCCCTCTGTTGGTTCTAGTGGTTCATCCTTGTTAGTATTAATCTGTGAAGCAAATATAGCTATATTTTCTTTTGGATTGTTAGGATCAAAAGAAGGTAGTATATCTCTAGTACCTCCTTTCCTCATGTGAGTGTGTGTCTTAACAATCCTGTTTATAGCCATAGATAAACTAGGATTATTAGGATCACGTTTTAAAGCGTTACTCAATCTACGTACCATACCTTTGAAGTATCTTAAAAGAATACTTAGAATGCTTGGGTTGTTTCTATAGAAAGCGTAGTCTTCTTCAGATGTAAAACCACGTAAGGCTTTCTGTGTCTCCATCCTTAGTAACTCTTGAGTTATAGTATTTACTTCTTTTGCTACTACATTAGCATCTGTACTATTTAGTCGTTCATTAGCTGAAGCCCTGTCAGCTTCATTTGTATAGTAAGTATCTATAGTCTTTTGAATTACATAAGATGGGAGAGTATTATAAAGATCTTTTATTTCATTACGAGATAGCTCGTTGAAAACTGCTGCGTGAGCTATTTCTTCTGACATCAAAGCCCTAGTTAAACTCTTTGTACTGAAGGTTGATCGCCCTTCTGCAAAAGCAGCTATTCCAATGGGGTCAATCAGTATGTAAGAACCTGTTGTACTGGTAACTAGTTGGAAAGTTTTTAATTCATCACCCCTTTCCTTTGCATCATCCCTAGCTTTCTGATCTACCAAACGAACTTCAACATCAAAAGACTCCGCTCTTTTTATAAGGTCACCTAAGATACCTTGGACATTTGTTTTCAAAGCTTCATCAGCTTTGTCTAAACCTCTAGAATCAAAATCACTTTCTGGTATTTCTTCTATCTGTGATTTAAGTATCTGTTGATTAGCTTTATCTTGAAATTCTTGTAAGCTTTTTAGTTTTTGTTCTAAGTTAAACTTCGTATCAAAGAAACTAACTGTATCAGGATTTTCCCCTTCTGATTTTAATTTGTCTTTGGCTTCTTGTGTTCTTGCCCAATCTCGATATGGGATTAATTGTTCTTCTAAGTTTTTTATTTCCTTATTTAATTCTTCTTCATTAGCAAACGTAAATACTTTATCTTCAGTAGCCTCAAGATTTTTATCTTGGCGTACAGAAATCTTGATCGCATTTGTATTAATAAATTCTTCGTCGTCTATAGTTGAACTCTCTGTGTTTAATGCTTCTTCAATAACTTCTGTCTCTTGGGCTGACTTTAAATTTTCTAGATTAGATGCCATCTGAGCAACATCGACTTCTGGAATCAACTGCTCCATTCTCTCAGAAGAAATTTCAACTCCTTCATCTCCTACATATATCTCATCAGGATTTACGCCCTTTAGTTCAGCTCTCGCTTCTTGCACAGCGACTTCATCTTCTGGTGATATCGCTGTCCCTGCTGGCCCTCTAAGTAAAGATCGTACACGATCCTCTACCAAAGCAGCCGTTATTGGAGATTTATTTTTTCTTAAAGCTTCAATGATTTTAGTTTCTTCCTGCTTTTGAAATTCAGCTAGTTGACCTACAACTGCGGAATCTCTTCTATCTTTTATAGCACGAGCTGCTGATGCACCCTGACCTATGATTCCTCCAATCAGACCAGCGTATAAAGAACCACTAATTTTTTCAATCATTGGTGTGTTCCTATCTAGTGCAGCATCTACAATGAAGCTATTTACAAATTCATCTATAGCCTCTTCAACAAATTCTTCTGTACCAGCTTTAACAAATCTTTGGTATAGGTCACCAAAACCAGTCCTTGTTATTTCTTTAATCCTAGTACCAACAGTTTCTCTTATAAGGTTTTCAGCATCTAGCCTCGTCAGCTTTGATCTTGATAATCTTTCCAAAGCAAACTTCTGTTGGTTAAAAGTTAGTCCTCTTAACAAAGCATTTTCAAAACCACCTTTTCCTATAGCACTAAAACCAGTTGTTATTAATCCTGTAGCTGCACCTGCCATTAAAGCAGCTCCTAAAGCCTTATCATGTTTTTCTGCGTGGTCACCATCAAGATTACTGTATACAGTAGCATAAGTACTACCTGCTGATCTGTTTGCCGAAGTTACAAATATAGCTGAGTTCTGTACTCGATTGACTATCGTCTTGTTAGCTATCATGTTATTGTACGAATCAATAGCATCAGCAACCCCTTTTGATACAACGCCCTCCTCTGATAGTTTTAGTACTTTGTTTTTAGTAGCTAAACGTAAAGCAGCTTGTTCTCCAGTCTCTCCAAACTGCCTAAGAAAGGCAGTTCCTACAATACTTTTCACATATCCTTTTGCTGTTATCTTAGCTCCTTGCTTTGAACCAAGATATAATACCCCACCTGCTCCGAAAGTAGCAGAGCTTGCTAATGCAGTAGCTCCAATATCAACTAAGGCAGGGGTTAATGTTGTTGCAACATCCATCCCTATGCCAAACTTATCACCATATATTTGAGCGACCTGTCTTCTATTAACCCTTCTCTCTTCTTGTTCTACAAGAAAATCTATAGCGTTTTTATTTCCGAATAAAGCTGGAAGAACGAAAGCTAATCCTGAAAAGGAGTCCCCCACAGAATCAGCTATAGCCCTAAACTTATTACCAATAGAACTATATACTTGTGGGTTATCTAGAAAGTCATCTAGTATTTGTACATTATCTTTACCTGCTTGTGCCCCCTCAATTTTAGCTGCTACCCACTTATCACCTAAAGCCTCCCCTTTAAATAACTCATCATAAGCTTCGTAGTTATTTGTGAGGTAAAGTCTTCGGTTATTTTCTAAGAAATCTTTCTGCCTTTCAGTTAAATCTCCTTTTTGTATTTTTTGTTCGACAGCTAATTGAAATTCAGTTCTGTTTGTTAACAGTCTAAGGTGTGGTACAGCAACCTTGTTATTAGTTACCTTAATGTTTTCATGTAGCCTTTGGTCATCAGTAATATATTTAACTTCTCCTTTTTGATACTTGTCATATACAGCTACTTGTTCTAGTACATCAATAATCTCTGCATCCTGAAACCTGTTCCTTGCAACATCAGAGGGAACCTCTTTCCCTTTAGCAAAATTATTTCCTAGCAGGGTTCGTGCCTTCGTTACCAAGGCTGCTGGATCATCTCTATCTTGAGGTTTTTTATCAAAGTAATCTTTTGCCTCTTGAACTACTTCATCATAAAGCTTTTCATCGTTTCTACTTTGAGAAGAATTAGCAAGCTCAGTTTGAATTTTAGCGTAGCGAGCTGCTTGGAATCTATTGACTCCCTCATACTCTTCTCCATATCCAATAGGGGTTTGCCATAGATCTCTATAACGTAAAGCACCTAAGTTTAAAGATTCTTTAATAGCTGTATCTCTTTCACCTGCGTTACCATTACCTATAATCTCAAAGTAAGTTTCCCCATCTTCATTAGTCCTTTGCAGAGAAGCTAATTTTAATTGGTCTGTTTCTACAAGATAAGTTTTAGCGTCATTAAGTACGTCAATAAAATCATCCCTAGAAGCACCATTTGATATTGCATCATAGTAGTTTTGTTTTCTCTCCTCCCCAAAAGCCATTCCTAACATAGCTGCATCTGAATCTACAGATCCTCCGTAAGCTGGCAGTTCATAATCAGGATCAACTTTTCTTATACTATCTTTTATAACCTCATTGATTGTATACTCTGTTTGACCATCAAGAAATCCTCTATCTAGTTCATACTCCCTTAAATAATTTCCATACCCCCTAAGTTTATCAATTTTATTATCGATGTGTTCCGCAGAAGTTTTATCCCAAGTATCGAAGTCTAGTGAATTATCATTCGCTGATGCACCACCAGCACTTAAAATTTGAGATAAAGATCTCCCTGTTAGTTCATTAATATCTTCTGTCACAGCAGTTCGGGTTATGTTAGTTAGTTTTTACACTAAGGTTATTCAGGAAGTTTACCTTTGAACCTATTAACTTTTTGTTCAAGAGTTTCGTCGTCTTGTTTATTAAGTAAAAGTTGTTGGATAACATTCGCAAAAGTTTTATAATTAGCGACAGCCTGTTCTGGATCACTCACGCTTATACTATTAGTTATCTTTTTTCTTAAATCTTCTTCAGTGAGTGCTACATCTTTATTAGTAATTCCCATAAACTTAAAATCGTTGGGGAATAAACTTACTATATTTTTTGCTCCTCCGACCTGCGATGTTTGGAAAGCATCAAATAAAACATCTAAGAAAGATTTAATTATAGTTTCATTTACTGCCTCTTTAGGTATACTAGCTAATGAAGTACTACGGACTTGGAGTTCATTTATTTTATCATCTACAATTTCTCCGTTAGCTTTTTTCTCTTTTAATTTTTTGATAATATCAAAACGAAACTTTTGACTGCCATCTAAAGTACCAGATATCATTGGCTCTATTGTAAGTAGCTGATCATAAGTAGTTCCTGACTGTTCTAATTCATTTAAAATAGATTCATTAGTCTTACCTAAAACTTCACTTTGTTGCTTAGACTGAGTAGCTTCTGCCAATCCTACAGCAGTCTGCCCTAATTTACTTAGTCCTTCCTGACCTTTCTTACCTTTTTTAAATATAGAAAGCACAAGATTTTTATCTCCTGCCTTGGCTGCTGCGAGTGCTAAATTTAACTCTGTTTGTTTTCTAGCATACTTTCTACTTTCAGCTTTGTTAACTCTATTGAAAGTATCGTCCCACTTAAACTTTATCGACTGTGCTAATCTAGGATCTCCCAACGCTTCAGGTGACTTTGTAATAATATCCACCATGCTATCAAGCTGCTCTTGAGGTTTTGCTAATGGATCTATATTAGCAAGCCTTTGTTGTACTTGAATCTTAACAGCATCTGCTTCTTGAAATACTTTGGCTTTTCTTTGTGCCTCTTTTAAATCAAAAAACAGTTTATGCTCTTTTAAGTTGTTTACTCTTTGCTGCCTTGCTTGAGGTGCAAAACGATTAATCAAATCTATCCTTTGGTCGAAAGGAAGGTTAGCTCCAAAGTTCTGCATTTTTACAGGGGCAATCGCATTAACAGGATCAAAGTCTCCCTGCATTGCTACTTGCTCGCCTACAGCTAACGCTTGTTTAAAGTTATCCCTTGCCTTTTGTTGTAAAGGGCTATCAACACCTGACTCAGAAAGTTTTTCATTAGCAAATTGAACAGCTAATATATCAGCAGCCTTTTGGCTAAAGGGTGCTACCTCTTCTAGAACCTTTCTAGTTCTACTAGAATCAGGGCCGACACGCCTAATTGACTGACGAGATCGTGATGTAAAATCTTTAGTTCCCATTTTAAGCTACTCTTTGCTTTCTTCTTTTTCTTTCTCTCTCCATAAGTTCTCTACGAACAACATTTTGGGCTTCTACTTCTGGAGCAGATCTAAGATAATCCAACCCTGTAGGAGTAGTGCCTCCTAAGTTTTGAAGCATTTCTCTTTCTTTTGTTTCACTAGCTATGTCCATAGCTTGTCGGAAACTCATAGCATCTGTACCCGTACCTGTACCTGCACCTGTACCTACACCACCAGCAACAGCCTTACCTTCATTAGGATCGTCAGTAGGTACTTCATCAAGATTATTAAATCTAGTAGGATCTAGTTTATCTTTAGATTCAGAAGCAGCTACTTTAGCAGCCTTATTTGCAGTTTTCCTAGCGAGCTTTAAAAAGTCACTCATAGGCATAGACTTTTTCTTTTTAGAAAGCTCAGTGTCTTTTAAAGGTATGTCTGTATCAATCGTTTGTTTAGCATCAGTTGTTCCTATGACAACAGTGTCAGAAGGTTTTTTATCTTTTTGTTTATTAGATGCAATATCTTTTGGTTTAGGTGGTTCACCCTCTTTTGGTTTGGGTGTTTCATCATCACCACCACGCCCTAACATATAACCAGTAGCTCCAAGTCCTCCACCACCTAAGACTACTGTTGTAGGTAACACTTTTTTAAATGCAACATCGGAAGCTGCCTTGGTTCCCTCTTTTACTTTACCCCCTACTTTAGCAGATACTTCCCCTACCTCTTTAGCTATATTACCAAACCCTTCGTTTGTAGCTGGGTTAAATGATCTCTTTCCTACCCCTTCAGCAACTTCTTCGGTTGCCTCTCTAAGAGGAGCAGGTGGGAAGAATCTATTCATCTGTTCTTGTGTTAGACCACCAGTACCCTCTTTAGTTGTTGCAGCTACCTCATCTGTTTGTGCGGTAGTTTTAGATGGCTCCGTTTTAGTTGTGTCTGTTTTAGTTGTGTCTGTTTTAGTAGTCTCCGCTTTAGTAGTACTCGCTTTAGTTGTATCTGTTTTAGTATCCGCTTTAGTAGTACCCCCTTTAGTAGTATCCACTTTGGTAGGTTGCTTCCCTTCATTCATAGGGGTTTGTGGTCTACCCTCTTGTGTTTTCACCTCTTGTGTTTTCACCTCTTTTGGTTTTGCTTTTGGTGTTGGTGGTAACAGATCAGGCTTTCTAGGTAAGTCTGGTAGTTGTTGACTACCTAAAGCTGGAGGGGTAGGAGGCTTAGGCTCTTTTGGTGGTTTACCAACTGGTGCTGGCCTTTTAAGCTCATTAGTAAATATACCTTTAGATTCATTTTCTTTGACTGCTTTCTTATAAGCTTCCATGTCAGCCTTACGTTTGTTGTAAGCTGCTAAATCTTTTTTATACTGAGGCAGTACTTTATTTTTGTAGTTAGGTAGTATTTTAGTTTTATAATTTTTTTGAGCTTCATCTAAAACTTTTGCGTTATACTTATTTTGCTCTACAATTTTTTTCCTAACTGCTCGTACTTCTTTCAACTCTTTTTCATACGCAGCCATCCTACCTTTATTGATTTGCTCATTGGTGGCTTTTTTAGTAGGGGGTTGTGGTTTAGGTTCACCTAAACTTTTTGCTTTATCGGCTGCTTCTCTAGCTTGTTTCTTTTTATCTTCTGCTAACTTCTTATTTAGAGCTACTTTTTTCTCCCTTAACTCTTTTATTTTTTTAGACGTTCCTGTAGCAGCTTCTTGTTTAGTAACTCCTTTTTGTTTGGCTATTTTTTCAAGTTCAGTAAGTGTTTCTTGTGGTTTTCCACCTCCCTTAACTATTTGAGGTGCTGGAGCCATTGTCTTAGGTGCTGTCTTAGGAACCTTTGAGGCTCCGCTTTTCGCTTTTGTTAGATTTCTAATTAGATTTATCATATTATCTTTTTGTTTTATTACTTGCTTCCCAGCAGCTTTTAATGGCAACCCTGAAAAAGTAAATGGAAGGGACGCAGCCTCTACCATCATCATGGTTTCTTTTCGTTTTGAGTCAGCAAATTTTTTAGCTAGTTCTTTTTTGTCTGGTTTTTCTGGTGCTTTATAGTCTATCCCTGCTCTAAGGTTTGCATTAGGAGAACTTAAAACTTGTGTCGGTAGGTTCTTATACTTTTCTTCTCGTTTTTTGTTTAAATCGTCTACGACTCTCTTCCAATCTTTTTTAGGTATTTTTGAAAAATCTGGTACTTTCAAACCTTGCCCTATATCCAGCACTGGATAAAAAGTAGAAGAATCCTTAGTAGCCATATCCTATAAATTTACTGCTTTTTCAGTTAATCGCAACCGCTCAAATCTAACCTAAAGGTTGATTTGTTAGTACGCCTGTAAGCTGTTTTATAGACCTTCTGCGCCTTGATCCCTGAGTCTTGTTTCCTAAATCAAGAGGCTCTACAGCTACAAGACCGTGACGTTGCCTTGCGACATCGATGCAAATAAAGGCAGCATCAGCTAAGTCAGGAGATTTTCCTAACCGATTCTTATAATCTGGCTTGGATTCTAGCTTCATTCTAAGGGTAGAACCTTTGACCATATCGTACTTACGACCTACAACTTCTTGGGCTAACTCATTAGTAATCCCAAATAACTGGTTAGTTCTACAGAATTCCTTACCCACAAACCAAAGTTCAGTAACTCGATTGACATACAGTTCATTACCTACCAGTTTACTATTAGTACTGACTCGCTTGTCAGATGCTTTTCCACCGAATGAAACACGAAGAATATCATCACCAAACTCAGCAGCGAGAATATCAGCCAAAGGACTACCCGCACCTGTGGAGTCGATTCCTAAATTGGCTGGGAGTATCTTCCTCTTGTTGCACTCGTCCTTTATCTGCTGAACAATCTGATAAGATCGGGGGACGGCTTTGTTGGTGGCATCGTCAGTAAGAGCTATCGCTTCACCTAGCTGGCAAACAAACTGACCAGATTTATCATAACCAACATGGCCAGTATAAAGGATTGTTCTATCACCTCCGTTAGTAAAGGCAGGGTCACAGCCAGCAATAGGTGTGGGGGTTCCCTCCCATTCTATACTACCCATAGCACCTGACTTAACTAATTCAGCATCTGTGTAAACTCCATCGGTTTCATCAGAATCAAAGAATACAGCACGTACCATTCGGTAGTACCCCCTACTCTCTTGACCCAGCAGTGCTTTGTCTTCCTCTATCTTTTCTTCTGTAGGCAACCAAGGGAACACTGTTTCACCAGCAATTATGTTAGGGGATCTTTCCCCATCATATCTTTTGTAAAGACCACCCCATTTTGTTTTCCAAGTTTCATCTATGTTAGGATCAATAGAATCCCAGCCTTGTGCTGGTTCACTCCACTCACCAAAAGCATCCCAACGAGAAGCAGGGTTTGATAACCCAACCAAACTAAATGATGGGTTTTTCGATAAGTTAGATAGACCTGCTTGTAGTATTGCTGTTGATAGTTCTGAAAGCTCGTCTGCAATTAAGATAACATTCTTTTGTTTGATACCGATAAACTTACCAACAGCTTCTCTAGTCTTACTACGCTCCGCTGCAATCAAACTCAAACCCGCTTTCTCTATCAGAGTTCCATTCTCATTTACATAAGCGACGTTACCAATAGAATCTCTTATCTTAAATGGTGCGCCTTCTAACACTGTTAGTAAACTGATGACAGAACCCCATATTCTTTTTCTCGCTTCACGTAACGTAGTCGATGTTAGTAGAACAAGAGTATCTCTTGGAGCAGCTAACCAGTTCAGGATTCCCCATGCAGCCATAGTGTGTGACTTACCAGATGATGCAGCACCACCAATAGACACATACTTATTTTGTATAACAGCTTGTATCATACTTTCTGCCCAAGGATGCTTAACCATCAGAGGTTCAGGGAGTTCTTCATGGTTCCATAGTTCATCACATAACCTCCAGAAGTAATACTCTCTTGCCTTATTACTTTTGTGGTTAGCCAACCCATACAACAAACCTGTCACTGTGTTTGTTGCATCAATACTCATCCCACCCACATCCATTTTAGATGTCTTTTCATCTATCCGTGGTTCATATATCCGTAAGGTCTGCGTCATTTAATTTGAAAGCTATGTAAATATATAGTATATATTAAGTGCTTTGGCTTATAAATCTAAAAAATCTAAGCTGCTTAAACATGCTCTCGAAATGTACGAGCAGCAATATAAACTTGTTACTATTGCGAAGGAGTTAGGAATCAATGTCTCTACACTCCGTAGATGGTTAAGGGATGAGGGTGCAAAACCAAAGAAAGACCCACATGCAAACAACCCATCTTTAAAAGAAGATGAAGAAGTAAAAGAAAACAAAGACCCTTTACAAGCATCACTTGATGATAACCTAGAAGGTAAAACAGATGAGGCTATAAAAGAAGCTAAACTGGAAGCTCGTATAGATGAAGACAAGAAACTTATGGAGATCGCACAATCGCAGTCATCTCCAGCAGAGAAGTATCAATCTTATGTAGCTGCTTCTGCTATCAAACTTCTGCGGGACAGTATTAAAAACCTTAGAGGGCCACGTACAGTTAAAGAACTGTCTGAGCTAGATCAGTTAATACGTAGGAACTTAGGATTAAACGCACGTACAGCAGGGGGTTCAGGTAAGTTGCAGATAGATATTAGTATTTTAAATAATGCAAAGGCAGATCGTGGTGATGGAGCTGTCAAAATAAACAAAGATAAAATAATAGATGTTGAGCCAGACGATGATAAATCCTGAAACAAAAGAAGATATAGACAAGCCTGTCCTCTTATTTAGTGGTTTAGAAGATGCTTACATAGGCACAGTAGAACAGTATGGCAGACCACCTGTTGCTTGTTACTCAAAGCAAATGACAATAGATTTACTACAAAAAAATTATAACCTTACAAAGCAACAAGCTTATGAAAGGTATGAATATGAATACCTACAAACAAACTTTTGGGAGGGTACACCATGTTTCTTAGACGATCTATCGGAGTAATGTTTGAAGACAGGGAACCTGTAGAAAATCCCTGTGTCATGGTACGAAAGGAAATGGGTAAAGACTTTACCTATATTGTAGAACGTAGGGCGGGTACTTACTACAGAGTTATACCTAACTCAGCAAGAGAAGTATTTTATATACAGATGCTTGTCCCAAACATAGATGCTTTAATACCAGAAGAAGGAGACGGTATAATACTTTCTGCTAAAGCCATAGAACATTGTGATTATAGGAGTTGATAACGGACTCAACGGTGGGTTAGTCGCCATATCAAAAACAACAGGAGCTGTCATTGATAAGACAGTGATGCCTACACTCCATCGTTGTAAGAAACGAGAAACTGATACTCGTAAAGTATATGAGTGGGTGATGGCACTTGAGTCAGAGTTTATATTTGCTATCGAAGAACCCCTACACCATGCAAAGAGTTCACAGGCTGTTAGGTCTATGGCAATATCATTTGGTAAATTGTTAGGACTAGCTGAGAGTAGGCAGTGGGATGTGCAATGCGTTAAAGTACGTAACTGGCAAAAAGCTATGTTAGGTCACTTGGCTCCGCCATATGATACAAAGAAAGCTGCATTAGGAGTGGCTAATATGTTAGCTCCTGAAGAATGTTGGTTGAAAAGTAAACGCTGTTCTAAACCTCACGATGGTATGATAGACGCTTTTCTAATAGCTAGATACATACGGAAAGGTCATGCTTTAGTAGGGTATGATAAATTGTAGAAAGTTTTTCTTGCCTTCAATTCAAGTTCTTTTACTATGTCCTAAATGAAAAACCTATTCCCCGCTCAGTCCAAAGTGGCTGACTTCTTTGAAGAAAAGCTAAGAGAAAATAAAAATACCCTAGATTCTAGCTCTGTTGGTACTGGAAAAACAGTAGTTGCAGCACATTTAGCTTTGCGGTTAGAACGCCCTGTAGCTGTTATGTGTCCTAAAGCAGTGATCCCTTCATGGGAAAGGGAGCTAAAAGAAGTAGGTATTGATCCTATATTCGTACTTAATTTTGAAAAGGTAAGGACTGGTAATACCCCACATATGTCTAAGAGGGGTAAGAAGATAATGAACTGGAAAGTCCCTAAAAACACTTTGTTCTTAGTAGATGAGATACATAAATGTAAAGGCCCATACACACAAAATGCACAGCTTATTATAAGCCTAGTTAAACAAGGTTTTCTAGTGCATGGGATGTCAGCAACAGCGTGTGAAGATCCTACAGAGATGAGGTCTATTGGGTATATGTTGGGACTACACAGCCTAGCTAAAACAGAAAACGGTTTATATAACTGGTTCAGTTGGATGAAAGCTAATGGGTGTTACCAAGATGAGTGGAATGGTTGGCACTTAGGATCAAAGAGTAACCTCAAAAAGATACACGAAAAGATCTATGGGGTTATGGGGGCTAAGTTAACTGTAGCGGATTTCCCTGATTCATTCAGAAATAACAGAGTTTTCATAGAGCCTATGCAATTTGCTGATTCTAATAAGATTATAAAGACTTATGAAAAGTTAGGTCTAACACCACAAATAATAACAGAACTTATCGAGAATGGTTCTGTTGGGAATAGTGACCATGTGATCGTTAACATCCTACGTGCAAGACAACTAACAGAAGCGATGAAAGTCCCTGACTTAGTTACATACGCACAAGACTTAGAAGAACAAGGTAACTCTGTAGTGTTGTTTGTTAACTTCAGAGACACTGTAGTAACACTATGTGAGCAACTGAAATGCAAATCTATTGAGGGAGGTCAAACAGTAGAAGAACGACAAGCAATCGTAGACGAATTTCAAAATGATGAATCAACTATTGTGGTTGCTAACATTGCAGCAGGGGGTACTGGACTATCATTACATGATTGTAATGGGGATAGACCAAGAGTTAGTTTGATCTGCCCTTCTTTCAATGCTAAAGACTACCTCCAAACTTTAGGACGCATTCACCGTAATGGTGCAAAGTCGGACGCTATACAAAAAGTTTTAGTTACTTCAGGGTCTATAGAAGAAAATGTCATAGACTCAATAGAAAGAAAAATAAATAACCTAACTGAACTACATGGAGTCTAATACACCCGATCATAGCAGCAGAGGACACGCTCCTTTCTCACCATCAAGTCTCAAGTACGTAGCAGGTTGTTCTGGCTACGAAGGTCGATCAGGTACAAACGCTGCTGCTGAAAAAGGTACTCGTATCCACGAAGCCTTAGAAGTTCGTGATCCCTCTGCCCTGCACGATGAAGACGAAGTCATGATCTATGAAGCAATCGTCAAGCAAGAGGATGAGTATACCAAGAATTATGCTAAAGGGCAGGAGTACAAGGAAGAGAATGAGATCCTTCTAGATGTTGATCTTGACTCTACAAATACGTGGGGAACTTGTGATAGACTACTTACCTTTGGTAACAAAGCTATATTAGCAGATTACAAAACAGGGGTCAGTGAAATAGATCCACCTAGAAGTAACTGGCAAGCAAGGGCTTACACGGTCGGAGCTTTTCAAAAATATCCAGAGCTTGATGAAATCACTTTTGTGTTCTATATACCTGTACGCAATGAAGTACTGGA